TTAAAAGCACTTCCGCCCGCTTTAATTCCACCTATCAATCCATTGAATCCAGCTTTTCCAAGAGGTTTTAAAGTAGCTCCAATCTTGCTCAGCACAGGAAATGCTGTTTTAAATCCATCAGCAAAATTTCCAGCAACTTTAAATTTATCAAAAATTAACATCCCTTTTGATATCCCGCTAAATAAAGGTGCAAATCCTTTGGCTAATCCACCAATTCCTATTTTAAATGCTGCAAATGCTGCTACACCCTTTAAAATATTTGTAGTTAATTGCGGATGTTTTTGAATAAATTGAGAAAATTTCTTGATTAACGGACCAATCGAATTTGCAACTTGAACTAAACTAGGTCCTAAAGCAGAACCTAAATCTACTCCCATGTTGATAATTCTATTTTTTAAAGTTGAAAAAGCATTTCCCATTGTCTTTAATCTTTGGTTGTATTCCTTATCAACACTTCCAGCTGTTTTTGCTCTGTCATGAGCATTTTTCATATTTTTACTGACTTCATCAATATGTTTTGCCAGTTCAGAGGCTGATTGAATAGATTCTTTACCAAATAACTCTTTAAGAGTTGCTGCTTGGACATCTTTTGGCAACTTCTTAATTCTTTGAAAAACATCAATTAGTGTTCCTTCTCCGTCTTTTGTCATTCTTTTAGCAACGTCTTCCACATCTAGTCCTAATAACTTGAAAGCAGCTGCTTGTTTTTTAGTCGCCGAAGTTCCAGCCATCAAACCTAATGAAATATTTTTTAAGCCAGTTGCTGCCACTTCCGACGGAACGCCAAAAGAAACCAAACTTGCTCCTAATCCTGCAACTCCCTCTTTAGAAATACCAGCCATTCCACCCAATCCAGCTACTCTGCTTGAAATATCTGCTACTTCTGGAGCTGTGACAGCCACGGTGTTTGCTAAATAATTAATTACATCAGCATATTGCATTACTCCGTTCTGATCTAAATTTAATTGTGCCCTTGTTTTTGCCAAAAAGTTTCCTGCTGCCTCAGTGTTCATATCAAAAGCAACTTTAATTTTAGCTGCATCTTTAGTATATCTTTCCAATTCATCTGTTTTTATTCCTGCTTGAGCTCCTGCTCCTGCAATTTGAAATAATTCTACTTGAGATAGTGGACTATTTTCACTAAAGTTTCTCATTGCTTTATAAAATCCTGTTTCCATTTGTTTTGAACTAAAATCAGCAACTTTTTTTAAGTCTGCTTGAGCATTTTCCAAGTCAACTGCTAATTTAACAGGAACAGCCAAAGCTCCAACTATTCCCATACCTTGTATTATCTGTTTATCACCAAAATCATTCATTTTTCCGGCAAATTCTTTTCTTGCTTCATATTTACCTTGTATTTCTTTCAATTTATTCATTTTCTCAAGTTCTTTATCAACTTCTTGAGCTTTATTCCTATAATTTTGAAGACTTGCTCCCTCGGCTTCGATTGCACTTCTTGCGGCTTCAAACATATGTTTCTGCCGTTCTTTCTGTTTATTTAGAGTTTCTACAGCTTTTTCAGTCTGTTTAATTTGTTTTGCTAAATCCTTGTTTTCGTATCCACTTTTTTCGTATTCAGCTTTCAGTTTTTCCAAATGTTCTTTTGTAGCTTTGAATTGTTGAGTGATTCTATTATAACTTTCACGAATTTTATCCATTTTTTCAAAAGACTTTTGAGTTTTTTGTAGTTCTTTAGTTTTTTGATCTAGTTCCTTTATGCTTTTACTCGCATTTTTCATAGCATTTGCTACCTGCATCATTCCTGAAACTGCACCAGCTACTGTTGCGCCTAAAACTAAATTTAACTCTAAATTTTTAGACATATAACCCCCTTTTCTTTGACGAAAAAATAATTAATCCGCCTTTTTTATTCACTTTCTTCTTCCTGTCTTGCCTTTTCATCCTCAATTAACTGATTCGCCCTTAATATCCAATAATCTAATTCATCAAAGGTACAGGACATTAACGTTTCATAGCTCATATTGATTTTGAAATAGTTAAGTCCTGCAAGCAAATCTGTTATCAGATCCAAAAATATTTCTACATCTCTGTTTGTGGCTGGGTTTCTATGTTCTTTTTCTCCTCTTCTATATCCCAGCCTTTCGTCAAAAACTTTTTAGTCTGATTCAAAATTTTCAAAAAGTCTGAAGCACCAAGTTTTAATAAATCTCCGTATTTAATTCCTGAAGCCTTTTCTGCAACGCTTAATCCCCAAGGGTCATCGAAATCCTTAAAACTTTCTGCTGCTTTTCCTGTTCTCATTTTGTAATTTCTTGAACATTCCAGCAAATCATTTCCTGTTAAACTGTCAAAATCCAAGTTAATTTCCTTATATTTTTTACTTCCCAAAGTATATTCTTTTGATAATTCAATAATCATTTTTCCTCCTTAAATATGTCCTAACAATTTTCTGACAATATTATTGTAATCACCATTTACACTAGCGATTCCGTTCAATACATCTATATTGATAATTGTTTTGCCGTTTATAGTTAGTTTGTAATAAGTTAAGCTCATATCAAATGAGCCTTCAAATTTTTTACCATTCTGAACTTTTGGTCCATCAAATTTGGTAATAAATCCTTTCATTGTAGCGTCTACTCCAGTTATTTTCGGAGAGTGCGTCATTCTATTTAATTCTTGCAACGCTCCAAGGCATTCAACTTGAATAGAATCGCTATTATTAAAGTTCAGCAATGTATCGTTCATGCTATCCATTTTTATTTTTACAGACATTTTTTTATAGTGCCCAATTAACGGAGCTTCAAATTCTGCTGCCATTCCAAGCTGTTCTGTTGTTACCGTTGCATATTCAATGTTCGGAAGTTCAACTTCCCCGACACCTTCAAGATTGTTTGTTCCATTTATGTATAAATCGGCATCCACAATCGCTAAAGGTAATTTTGTCTTTGCCATTTCCTAATTCCTCCTATTTTCCTAAACTGTTTGCGAACTCTGTTAATGCGTCCACATCATATTTTTTCTTAAATGTTGCCGATTTCATCCCTGGGATAACTCCTAATTTAATAATCCAAGTAATATCGCCGTTCATAACATTAATTGCGTCATTATCTTCACTTGATAACGTTGCACTCGCACTTAACAAATCATTTCTAGCTACAATAGCATTCAATCTGATATTCATTGATTTTGTTACTGTTTCAGCTAATTTTTTAGAGAATGTTTTATCCACTTTATCAAAAAGACTTATAACCAGCTCGTTTCCTATATACTTAAACATTCTACGAGTATTTATGAATTTGTCTTTCGGATCTGTTGCCATTGGATTAAGTGCAGTTTCAGTCCCCCAACAACGCCAGCCTTTGAAATTAATAGCTGTTACTACTCCGTTCTTGTTTAAAAAGTTAGCCTGCTGCTCCTTATCTAAAATTATTTCCTCAAGTTTTCCGTTTGTATTTTTCCAATATAAACTGTCACATTTATATGCAAAATTAGACGGCACCTGTGAAGGTACTCCGTTTTTTTCATTATCCACTGATAATGATAACGCCCCATACTGAATAGACTGAATATATTTTTTACCAGCCAGTCCCAACATTCCATATAACACAATTTGATCATTCCCATTAATATTATTATCATCTTTCCATTTTGGAATTTGGTCATAAGGCTTATCAATCGGTGCATTAATCAACGCAACCGCTTCAAACATATTCCCATTTATATTTTTAGATTTTGTTTGCATAATCGCCGCAACTTCACTATCGCTTGAAAAATCTGGAATATCAATGAAAGCCGGCAATTCCGAATATTTTAAATAAACTTCATCTAATAATTCTAATCCAGTTCTTTTCATTGTTGAAATATCATATCCGCCTAAAGCCTGAGCTTTTGTTACTTTTGACAAGTCAATTTCTTCATATTCAATATCAATTTTAGTCCCATTCGATGGTTTAGCATATATTTCAAGCCCTTCATCCGTCCACATCGTTACAGCGTCTGAAATAACTTGTGATGTTGCATTTTCTTTAACTACTAATGTATCTGTTATCAATTTGTGATTTGGAATAACAACTTTACCATTTGTTAAGCTCAAATCATTTTGAGTTTTTTTAACTGTTTTATGTTTTTCAAGATCCAAGATATTCACAACATAAAGCGGTGCTACTTTATACAACTCAAAAAATACTTTTATTGCTTGCGAAATTGAAAAATCCAAGTCGTAAGTATCTCCAAAATACTGAATAGCTTCTTTATAAGTTCCTAATCTTACAATCTCGTTCACTCTTCTGTTTTCTTTTTTTACTTTATTCATCGGTGCAGTCCCTACAATAAAATGTCCGTAATCAAGCACTATCGGTAGTGATATATCACTCGATGTCTCAGTTTGATAAGTTCCGTGTTTATAACCCATTATTCAGCCTCCTCTCTTATTTGGTCTTTAATTTGCTGTGTTACTGTTTCAAGCAATTTTTCATTTTGTAATGCTTCACTAGCTTGATTAACATCCACCAAAGTTCTTTTCAATAGCGGATATTTCTCAAGTTTTGTTTCAATTACTTCATTGCTGTAGTAAATAACACCTTTTGTAAATCTAATATCTTTAAATTCCAGCGTATCTCCCAAATAAATATATTGCTTTTTATCTTCCATTATTCCTCCCTCAAAATTTCAGGCTCAACAGGATAATCCCAAACCGCAAATGTAATTCTTGAAAATATAAAATCTCCAAACTCATCGCTATATAAATCACACTTAAATTCCTTATCTTCCCGTATTGCCCAGCCTCTTTCATCGTAAACTTTAGTCAAAAGTTTGCTTCTGATTTCTTCACCTTTGTAAAGATTATCAATATAATCTTCGTTTTTAGTACCAACTATTATTTCAAAAGTAGCGTCGCAATCATAACTGTCCGTCCCTTCCGTAATTTGCCTTGAACTCAAAGCTCTTAATGTCACACAAGGGAAAAACGGCTTTTTCTGTCCTGTATTTTTGTCAATTTCGCCATATCTCCTAACTGGCAACGCCCCTCGGAATATTTGATAATCAGTATCTTTAAATTCTTCACACAAAAAGTCATATAAACTTTTTTCAATCACTTTAATACTCATAAATTACATTGACAAGAGCCTATTCAACTCATGTTCAAACCTTTCATTTAATTTTTGAGACATAAATTCATCAAGATCAGGTAACCACGTCGTAGGTCCTAACATTTGTGGAGCAGACGGTCCATATTTTCTTTTAATTGGTAACCTTCCACTTCCCAGCCTTTCAAATGCTCCCAAATGTCCATCTCTATATGCGATAAACGTTTTATCATTCAGCGTTCCACCATTGCCTTTTTTTACTATTGCTGTTACTGGCATTTTTCCAACTCTTACACTCGGATTTAACTGGAAGTGATCCAACCCCAAATAATTTCCACTTGAATTAATTTCAGCTATCAATTTGCCTGGAAATGCCTTTTTAGTTGTCAATCCTCTTAATAGTTCTCCGTATTTAACAGTATAAGTTTGGGCTGCATTTTTTACCATTCTCGTTTTAGACATCGCTGAAACTCTATTCAATGCACTTGCTAAAGCTCTTGGTGCTTGCTCTGGAAACTCAATAAATTTATTTTCTATATTATGAAGCGTGTTTTCATCAAATTCAACTGTAAACATCTTATCAACTCCCATTAATCAGTATATCTATACAAATCCAGTTCATACATACCAAAATTTTCTTTACAATTCGCAACTATCCATTCTTTATCATCAAAATCTATCCTCATATTTCCCTCAGGCTTATATTTCAAAGATTTTTTGTCAATAAATACAGTAATCCCTTCCTTGTAAAATCCACCTTCAATTGTTATTTTTCCACTAATTTCCTTCTCCTGAAAACTGTCCTCATCTATTACACAAATAACATCAGTACCATTCAAATTATGTGTTTCTCCGAACCCTTCCGAATTTAAAAATACATTTCCAATATCATTGGCAACCATTTCTTTAAAATTCATAATTA